TACCGCCTTTCAATACCTGACTTGTCAGGAATCAACCGAATGAAAAGCCTGTAAAGTCGGGCTTTTTTGATTTTATGTCAGGTTAAATCAGGCTAACTTTAAAAATATTTTGGGGCGAATTTGGGGCGGACTGTTTTTCCTGCCTTATTTTTTGCAAAGTATTTATTTCTATTTTCATGGCTTTTTATACAAACAATCGGTCTATTATCATTGAACAATTGTTAAAATATTTTAGTTTTTATGACAAAACCTCTCTTGCATAGCTATACAATTTTTCGGCAGTCAATAACGTCATTTTATCCATGCTTGTTTTACCACTTCTTAAATCAGCTACAGTTGACCACGGAATCTCTGCTCCTTTAGCAATTGAGCTTGTACTTTCATTACTTTCAAGTAGTTTTTGGATTTCTTCTCTCATTTTGGAATTCTTTCTGATTTCATTTTCGTTTATCCTTTAGAATTGCTACAAATACAAAGAACACGAGTACGAATATTGGTAAATATTTCATTTTTTCGTTTGATATGATATAATCAAAGTAGGAGCAGGGGCTTTCGCCCCCGACCTATAAGAGCCTTATTTGAACCGCTTTGCTTTGCGTGGCTTGCGTTCTTTTGGCTCTTTTTTTATTGCCATGATAACACTTGCAATCCCTGTCAACAGGGTTCCGGTTGCTACCATTAAATCGGCAATCTCTGAGATTTTCATATCTTTCCTCCTTTCTGATTATATCATATCACGGCACGCCGTGAATGTCAACACTTTTTACCAACTTTTTTTATTTTTTTTAAAATTTTTACAATAAAAAGCCCTAGCCAAAGCTAGGGTTTACTGTTATCCATAAAGCAAATGATTGACATCCCAAACCGACAGCCAGATTTGACCGCTTGCTGCAAGTGTAACGTGTCGCCAATAATAACCACCAGAGCCATAAGCTCCCTCACCGTCAGAGACAATCTTATTAGGGTTTATGACAAAATAGCTACCTACTTTTGTCTCTTGGTCGCTAATCACATTACTGTTTGCATCCACAAGGTCAATATCTGCAACATCAATGCCATTATCTGTCCAGTCAAAGTCAACTGGGCAGAGGTCATCACAACGAACTTGCCAGATGCCATTGACAAATTGCAAGTCGTTGACTTGATAGACTTTTAATTTGTTACCCGTTTGTGGTTTAGCTGGTGTAGCCTTTGCTTGTGCATTTAAGCGGTAAACTGTTTCGCGAGGTCGTCCGTTGATTTCCCAAATTTGATTATAGTCATTTTCGGTCACGCCGTCATAGCCAAAATTACAGTGGATCATGGTTGTAGGACTGGTCATAATCACAACATGCCCAAACGCACCTAATGAGCTTGACATATCACGAGGACCCCAAATAACCACATCACCCACCTGGGCGTCAAAAGAGCCGTCTATACCATCATAAACGCAATTGTACCCAATTGTAGGCAAGTTGCTTTTCAGCGTCTCTGTGTTGTTGTTTAGGCTCAATCCGACCGCTTTACTGACCGCACTAGAGCAATCATACTCAATTCGTCCGTCTCTGTCTGCGTCATTGCCGTAACGGTCTCCCATATCGTAATAGACTGGGATAGCTGCTAAGTTGCGCATCTCTGCAATACTAGATTCAATACTCATATCTATTCTCCTTTTGTTTCTGTTTCCGTTTTGTGTGGTTCTTCATAACCAAGTGCTCGCTCTGAGTCGCTAAATCCTGCTGTGGTCGGATCGTTGATAATTCCAATCAAAACTAGTAATGCAAATAGTACGTTAATAAATACTAAAATTTTATCAATCGTAACCCCAAAATCCAGTTTAATTCCAAAGATGTCTGCTCCTGCTTGCAAAAGCAAAGCAATAGCCGGCACAAGAGCCAGCCAGAAATTCTTGTTTTTGAAACGTACTTTCCAGTTGATTTTGTTCATTTTATTTTTCCTCTCTAATTTCTAAGTTCGAAAATTTTTCGAACAGTATCTTGATAGCTCCATTGCCACCAAGTTCGACATAACTTTCAAAGAGACGGGTGAGTTCTTCTAACTCATGCTGGGTAGTCCAGCCCCGTCTCAGTGCTTTTTTTAAATTTTCCTGCAGTCGAAAACGCTGCAACCGTTGAAGCCCTTTCTGGATTAGACTTAAATCTTGATTGTTTTTGTTTCCGATATCTTGCACACCGACAACTGCTTCTTTTAAATCACCGATTTCTGCGGATAAAACTTGTATTTTTTTATCCGTCTCTTTACTATTTTGAGTTCCACGAAAACTAAAATAGCTTGGAATAATGACGACTAGAATTGGCGTCAATTTGTCTACAAAACTTAGTAAATCCACATTTGGCCACCTCGATTACTTTTCCTTATTTCCAGATTCTAATTCCGAAATAATCGCATCTTCTACTTCATAGATTTTGTTTTGAAATTCCGCTTCCTGCTTGCGAATTTCGCGACGATTCTTAGAATATAATTCCGTGTTATTAATCCACTCACTAAAAGAAGTGATTCCTTTTTCATCGATGTCTGCGGTCATTGTTTTTACAAGGGTATCATCAATCTTAATGTTGCCTACAAGTTTTCTTGTTTTTACGATTTCTAATGTCATAGTTATTCTCCTTTTTCTTCGGCTGGCTTCGTTTGTTCTTCAAGCAGAGCTTCCAGCTCTTGCACTCGTGCCTGAAGGTTTTCGTTTTCGGCTTGCGCTTGAATCAAGCACGCCTTAAATTCTGCTGCTTCTAGCGCTTTGTCACCGATTTGATTTTTCAAATCAGTAAACATGTAAGTGTATACGTTTTCGTTCATGCGTTTCTCCTTTAAATAGTTAATTTACTTGGGATAGAATAAGAATATCCGTGTTCAGTTGTTTTATTATGGTGTAATAATTCTACGTTATCAATAAGCGAATTAATTCGATTGGCAATAGATTGTAAAATTCCATGCAATGATGAATAGTAAGTCCCCGAATTTTCAAGATATAACCATACATCGCCAACTTGTAAAACAGATTCTCGGCGGTCTTGTTGCCGTCTCGGATAAATTTGCAGTTTTCCTGTTGTAGAAACTACCCAACCGTCGGCGTTTTCGTATGCTGAACTGGCAAGTCTTACAGCATCACCTACAACATCAATTGAATCAACTCCATTTCCATTCCATGCCCGAATGCCTACAAAACCACCATCATTAGAGCTTTCACTTCCCCAGCGGTTCGAACCAATAACTGTGACCCCAACCTTTGTACCATTTGAGGAACCGGTCGCGAATTTTACAAACTGATTCGGAAAACCACCCGTTACTCGTCTTATAGCCGGATCGTCTGTATAAAATTCCAGTGTACCGGAACTTAAATCAAAGCTGGTATTTCCGTTTAACGATTTTAAAAGGCCGCCTTTGATTTGCGTAGCGCTAAAGTCAATTGTTGACAGTTTATTGATAAACGCTTGCTTAGCTACCAAATTGTTTAACAAGGCATCATCCGCAGTCAACTTGCGAACGAGAGCATAATCTACTTTTAATTCAGCAGCTGTTACTGCGTCTGCTGCCAGAACTTCTGTCGTCACTGCTCCAGCTGCTAGATGGGCAGTTGTGATTGTATTAGCTGCTAAATTTCGTCCTGTAATAGACCCGTCCACAATCAAATCACCCGTTATGCGCATAAGCTTTGTAATGGCTTCCATGCTTTCAGGATTTTGGACAAAAAGACTGGCAATCGTCTTGCCATTAACGACCTTACCTGTCCCAAAACTAATTTGTCCAGGTGTGATATTGATATCTGTCTTTTTCACCATTTCGCCGACAGAGGATTGAAGTTTTTTAAACTCACCATCTACCGTCTGTTTGTACTCTGCTAACTTCGTGTCCGCATAATTTTGATTATTTTCTGGCGCTGGTTGATAAGCCCGTTTCATCGTGCCCTCGTATACGTCAATTTCACTAATCCACACAGTAGCGCTTATTCCATTGCTGGAACCCATATTATCAAAACGAATTGAGAATCCATCATAGTTACCGCTGTTAAACGTAACGGAAAATCGTTGTGCTTCTATAGGGGATAAACGTTGGTGGAATACATTTATTGCATCTTTCCAGACATTGTCTGTATCAGAAAGTAAGCCTACTAAAACACGAAATCCAGATACATTACCTGACATGAAACCAGTAAACGACAAAGTATATGTTGTATTTTTTTTCAACTTGTTAAATATCACATTTTGTAAATAAGCTATATTAGGTTCGTTTGTATCAATTACAAACATTGGTTTTTTGCCATTTTTATAAAAAACATGCGTACGATTAGTAAACAATTTGTCATCTGTTCCACCCCAATAACGATCCCCAAGTTCAACCGCACCGTTCAAAACCAAATTAGGGCTACCGATATTTAGCTCTTCAAATCGTCTCGTAATTCCTCGCACATCTTCTGTGTATTGAGATTTTGCGACATAGCTTTCAGACACTTGCTTTCGCAACGCTTCTGTACTGCGTGCTGTTTCCGTGCGTGTGTATTGTTCTAGCTGCTCTCTTCGCTTGCTGTCATCTGCCACATAAGATTTGACTGCAGTCATGTCCGTGTTCAGACCTTCTGCAGTTTTTTCAAATGTAGCGCGGGCTGCGGTGATTTGTTCGTCTGTATCTTCAAGCGCTGGTTTAGGCGTTGTGGCTATGTTTCCATCCTCCAGTTGTGGATCTCGGATCCAAATAACGTCACCCGCTCTCCAGCCAAAACCATAAACAACAAAAGACCAGAACCTCTCAAATTTAACAATAAAGGCTTTTGAGACACGTTGCCATTTATCGGACAACTGGACTCCAGTTGTGATGTTTCCGCCAGCTTCAAATCCAATATTATATAACTTAATATCAGTCCGATTTGACTTAACATCAACAGACCACGTCATCTGTTTACCTTGCCACTCTACACCGCGTAAATCCACCAGCGGCTTGTGAATACCACCATCATTACCTTTAACATTAGTGGCTTTTAACGCCCATCCACTCTTCGCGGTAGGGTCTTGCACTCGTTCAAAAGTCCATTCGGAACCTGCTATATTAAACGGCAGCAAGCCATCAAAGTCATAATGTCTGATGTAATTACGGCCGCCGACAGAAATCTGACTAATTTCTTCCCGAATTTTTCCGGCTTCCTGTTTCACTTCTGCCTTGCTAGCTTTATCGCCAAGCTGGCCAGTAATCCGTGCTATATTCTGTGTATTGCTTTGTTCGTATGCTGTCTGCTGCGTGCTGATACCAGCCAGGTCAGATTTGACTTGTTTGATGTTAGCTTCTGTACTGCTTTGTAAATTCGTTAAATTTTGCTTGACTTTACCAATTTCAGCATTAGCATTCGCCAGACCTTGATTAAAATCTCGTTTGACTTTCTCAACGACTTCGCTTTTCGTCTGTTGTAGCTTTTGCTCGATAGACTGATTGATTTCAGACTTGACTTGTTCCGCTTTCGCTTTTGCTTGTTCAATACCATCGTTGATTAAGCTTTTCTGTTTTTCAAATTCTGCATCAAATGCTTTATCAGCATTCCTAAGAGCTCGTTCGATAGCAATTTCTTGAGCCGAATTTCCTATTTCTAATATCTCATTAGCAACAGATGATATTCCATTAGACACTCTAGAACCGCCAACTCCCGGTTTATCATCAAACGTCAGAGAGATATACTCTTCTGTTAGAGCATTGAACTCATAAGCGATAGCTTTTTTAAAAATATCTATATTATGCTTTCTGCTCTTAAGATTGACCGTGTCACCGATGTGAACAATCTGACCGTCAAGCTCATAAGCTTCGATTTTAATAGCATCTGACGATTTATCAATACCCTCGTTTTTAAATTTAGCCTCTGCCCACTGTCTCAGTTCATCAACTGTCTTAGCATTGTTATTCTCATACTCTTTTTCATTAACGTATGGATAAGAGTTGATAAGTGGGCTGTCTACAGTGACCTTGAGAGTCGTTTCTTGCTCAGCTCCCTCTGATTTAAATGTAGACTTAGCATAGATACGGGTGGCAACATTTTGAGAATCTTTTGTTCGTTGGTACGATTTTAGATTCTTATGAGTTGTAATGATGACTCCACGGTTAGTCCCACGGTTTTTCTTCACTGTCAAGGCAAAGTTATCCCGAACCAGTTCACCTTCCCATGTACCCACAATAGAATGCTTTCCATCAAGTAAGATACTATACAACGTATCATCCTCTATAGTGTTGAAGGTTCTTTTATCCCATATATCGCTGGTAAAAGAGAAGTCTTGAATATCAGCTTTAGCATTTTGAACCATCTGAGATAGTGCCATAGCACAACCTAGATTTACAACCTTAAGTGGCTTGACAGAACGCTTCATCACATCGTCTGTAATATGATATGCCTGAATTTCCAGATGATCATTATTTTCAATCGGTTTCTTAATGCGGAAAAGCTGCGGACCTAGCACAGGTGCTGGAGCTTTTATTAACATGTCTTCCTTAATGAGCTGATAAATACCGCTATCAGTAATCGGATAGCGTACATTCAGGGTGAAGTCGCCATTCTGTTCTTCCTTGACAATGGCAGAATCGGCTTCATGAAGCGGTATGCCATTCCATTTGACAGTTTTTACATTCCTATCTAATAAAAAAAGCAACTATATCCACCCCCAATTCGTTTCAAATTCGATAGACTGAATACCAGGACCCAGAACTACGCCGACATTTTTATCAGTCTGATTAGCATTCAGACTGATAAAATCTCCAGACCATTTTATAGGTTTTCCTTGTTTGTCTAAGAAGCTAGGATTTGCAGGATTATTGGTCATATAGGCCGATTCTGAGAGCATTTCAAGCCGAATGACCTGACTCCCGACCGTAAAAGTCGTCTCAGAGGCGCTCTGGCCAGTGATAATAATTTTAGGAAATGCCAATGCAGAACCTTTCATCACCAATACGCCATTTTTAGACAATATTTGATTATCAACTTTCTTCATGTATTTAGTAGGATGACAGATGAAACGTGCTTCTAGAGAATACACTCCAAACTTATCCTTTTCGGTATCACTGACTTTCACCTTATAGCACCACCAGCGAATGAGCTTATTTTGTTCATTCTCAAGCCAAAAATTTCTTTTAGCAAGCAGCGCACAAAAATCCAAAATTTGTTGCTCTGTAGGATTAACCATTTGAATTGTGTAGGTCTTTTCAATCGGTTCTCGATGTTCATTTGATTGCATAATATAGCCACTGATGCCATCGTGGCTTAAAAGTTTTGTTTTAGACTCTCCGACTTGAATTTTAGGAGATTCTAAAATGATAATTTTATAAGGAAAAGACGATGTATGTATACCGTCAATTACTAACTCATTATATTTAATCATGTATTCCCTCCTTGTAATTCTCTCTTACGTCTTAACTCATAAGCGATTTTATCTGCGACCGCAGATGCAATCTTATTGATATCTGCTTCTTCTCGAATGACATTATCAGAGATATTAATGTTGATGATTGGTGCTTGACCCTGCATCGTTTCAGCAATACCGCGCCCAATAGCACTCAGGTTTCGCTCGTTGAGAGGTAGGACAGCTTCATTGCCAGCCTCGCCACCAACCATTAAGTTACTACCGTTAGCCCCGAATATGGTCGGTTTAGTTAAAATACCGCCTTTAGCGTACCAGTCGATTCCAATACTAGGCAGATCACCTTTCAGCCAGTCAAGTGGATTTGCCGAACCGCTTACATGAAAGTGAGGCAAGGGAATATGTGGCCATGAAATTTGAAAATTAAAGAATCCTTTGATGGCATTAATTGCATCACCTACCAAATTTTTAGCAGTATTTATTGCGCCTCCTATCGTATCCTTAATCCCATTCCACACATTCGATGCACTATTACTGATGGTGTTGAAAACGTTTGATATTGTACTAGAAATACTATTAAATACATTTGAGACCGTACTTAAAAGTGAATTCCAAATACCATTCAAAGACGAGCTGATACCGTTCCAGATATTAGAAGCCGTGCTAGAAATAGCATTCCAAATGTTTGATAGGATTTGAGCTAATGCGTTGAAAATAGATTCTGCTACCGATTTGATACCATTCCAAATCGCTTCGCCTATGCTTTTAATTGTTTCCCAAGCACCCGACCAATCACCATTAATAATCTGCATGACGGTTTTGATAATGCCTAAAACAACATTGATAGCGGTCTCGACAACTGTCTTAATCACTTCCCACGTAGTAGAAATGACTGTTGAAATGTTTTCCCAAGAAGCCTGTATAAATGGTCCGATAATATCCATAACAACTTGTATAACTTGTTGAATACCGTTCCAAATCTTCTCAGCTGTAGCTTTAATCAGCTCCTGATTTTCATTCCACCAAGAAACCAACGTACCCCAGATAGACATAACAAAATCTGAAATAGCTTGTATGACTGTGTTAATAACAGACATGATAGTGTTCCAAACTGTTTCTACAACTTTACGAAAGCCCTCATTCGTTTCCCAAAGATACTTAATAACAATTACTACCGCTGCTATTCCAGCCGCTATAGCGGCAGCAATACCAATAATAGGTAAGGCGGCGGCTATCATTCCTCCTATACTAGTCCCTAAAGCGACTGCTGCAGCTTGTAAAGTGAGAAATATAGGTGCAAGGACACCAGCGACCGTCACAACTGTACCAAGAATAACCACAAACTGTTTAATAGGTCCAGGCAAAACTTTAATCCATTCAGCAACTTGTTTAAAAATCCCAACTAAAACTTCCAATGTTGGTGCAAATGTTTCAGCAATTGCTCCTCCAACTTCACCCATAACAATTTTTAAACCATTTTGTGCAGTGGTGAATTTATCAATTGGGTCTAAAGTGTTTTTATATGTTTCGGAAACTAAACCAGCTGAGACTTGTGCTGTATAGCCTAAATCTTCGAAGCTTAAAGTACCACGTTTGATAGCATCTACCATCTGCGGTGCTTTCTTTGCTCCAAAAATTTCCATAGCTAGACTCATAGCTTCAGTTTCATTCTTGCTATTTTTAATAGCATCAATAGTCTCTTTTAGCCCTTCTTTCATAGATTTGCCTTGTTTAGTATAAGCTCCTGCTGCTTTTGTTAATCCAGATAAAGCAGCTGACGAGTCTACACCATGTTGTTCCATTTGTCCTATCAAAGTAACCGCTTCATCAAAGCTAAGACCTAACATTTTAATTTGTGGAGCTCCATCAGTAGCCTTTTTCATCAAATCATCTACTGACACTCCAGTTCCTTGAGCTACATATGTTGTAGAATCTAGTACATCTGATAAATGATCAACAGAAAGACCGTAAGCTTCAAGAGCTTGCTTAGACTGTATAGTGGCATTCGTCACATCAGAACCATTAATTTCAGCAAACTTGATTATATCTTTAGACGTAGTTTTGAGTGCATCTCCTGTCAATTGGAATTGAGTATTTACTTCTCCTACTGCTTGACCAATATTGCTAAAATTAGTGGGCATTTCAGTTGCAATGCCTTTAGCAACTTCCTGCATTTCCTCAAGAGCTTTGCCACCTGCCCCAGTTTTAGTGACGATGGTATCCATACCTTCGTCAATTTCTCTAAAAGCCTCAAGAGCATTCTTCCCAAAATCAACCAACTTTTGGCTGATATCTGCCAATTTTTCTGAAAATTGATTAAGAAGCTCTGCCTTTAAGAGATTATTCGTCTCAGATAAGCCGTTACCGGCCTGCTTGGCTGAACTGCCGAGATTTTCCATCTCATTTGCTAACCCGTTAAAGGCTGATTTGGATTCGTTCAGTTGAGTCTCTAACTTATTGACTTCAACCGAATTTTCACCGTATTCTTGTTTAGCTAGTTCTAGCTGTTTCTCCAAACTCGCAATCTGTCTTTCGACAATCTCGCTTTGCTTACCAATTTTTTGTTCTGCCAAAGCTAACTTGTCAGCCTCAGAAGCATTGGATCCCATCTGGCTTTCTTGTAGTTTAAAGCTGCTCACAACCTTTTCTGATTCACTAGCCAGTTGCTTCTGCTCATTTTGTAGTTCTTTGAGCTGCTCTTTATTAGACTTGGTACTATTCCCATTGCCTTCAAGTGCTTTGTTAACGCCCTCCAACTTGTTTTCATATCCCTTTAGTACATTTTCAGTTTGGACAACTTCACGCTGAAAAGCTCTGTACTGCTCCGCACCGATATCGCCACTTTTAAACTGCGCTTCAACTTGCTGTTGAGCTCCTTTCAAAGTCTCTAGCTTTTCCTTAGTTGTATGGACTTGCTTCCCAAGAAGCTCTTGTTTTTGAGTAAGTAGTGTAATATTACTCGGGTCAAACTTGAGTGATTTGTCAATCTCTCGAATTTCTTTAGTTGTCTTACTGGCGGCACTATCAACACCTTTCAGAGCTTTTTGTAAGGGCTGAGTATTCCCTTCGATTTCAATCGTAATCCCTTTAATGTTTTTTCCTGCCATAGTTCCTCCTTTCTTTTTGTGATAAATAAAGGACGCACTCGTTAGAATGCATCCATATCCGTCTGCGTGGCTTTTCTAGTAGCCCCTTCTTCGTTTTCTGTCCGAAGATTGACATAGTCTGTCTGATAGTCAAGAGCCATACCTAAACTGATGTGCTTCATATCATCTATAGTCAGACCCGTTTCTTTACAACATGAAAAGTAAGATTCTACTGTAAAGGACTCATTGCTTGCATTTGCGCTTTCATCGACTTTTTTTTGGTCTGCATGCCCTCGCTTAACATTTCCATCAAAGTCTGCCCGACTACATCGAAAGGAAAAACTTCCATCTCCATGTAAAACTCGACAAAAGTCTTGATAGTGGGATTTGCAGACTTGGCAAAGATATAAAAAAGGCGTTGGAAGAAAGTCATATCAAAATCAGCCAGCATGGCGATGTCCATATCTTCTGTTTTGAACTCTTCCTTTTCTGACATCGTCAAAATTTTCTGCAGTGCCTCGTTATTTTTAAACATGCCTAGCAAATCCTGAAAATAGTCTTTGCCGAACTCTGCTTTATAAGCAATAGGAGTATAGGCATTATTAGCTAGCCTATACTCCACCTCATTGATTGCTACTGTACGCTGCATATCGCTTCTCCTTAAACTTGATTAGGTTCAAAAGGTTTGTCAAACCATTTCTTGTAGGTATCTTCTGGAGTTTCTTCTGTCGTACGCCGTTTCACGACTTTATCAAGCGGACGCGGAGAAACGTTGAAGTTTAGCTCAGTAGTGTTGATATTACCACCATCTTTCGTAGCAGACCCACCAGACGGACGTTGAGCGGAGCAATTATACAGTACGTGACGAGTTCCTTTAGAATCTCCCTCAATTTGAAACATCAAGGCAAACCGTTTCTTCTTCGCATTTCCTACCTCAGTCATCACTTTGCTAATAGGATCTAGCACCTCACCCAAGATGTTCTGACAAAACAAATCGGTCAGTTTAGCGATTTTCAATTTTCCGGTATAGCCATCATTACTTTCGGAAGTATGATAGTTAACATTATCCGCTTTGAAGATATTCGTATCCCCAGACGGATCTAAAGTCAGTTCAACTGCACCGCGTTGAGGATGGACTGTATTACCATATGTTAATACACCCTCTTCTGACTCACTTTCAATTTCCACCCAATGGACATTTTCAAGACCAAAGGTCACTTTATTTTTTTCTGTTGTCATGTAGTTCTCCTTTTAATATAAATAAACTGAGTAAGTCACGACAAATAACTCCTCAGAATCAATGTAAGTTTCATCTTCTTTTTCAAAGAAGAATTTGCTTTGATTAAGCAAGTTTTCTAGTTTCTCTTCTAAAGCCAGCTCTTTCTTATCTGTTACAAGTTCAACTGTTACAGTATCAACCTTAAATTCCTGTTGATTATCCCCTAGCTGTACGACTGGTCGACCAGTCGTATAAACTACATAAGGAGGATTGGGAGCTTGACCCTTTTTAAAGCTATGATATTGAATAGTTAATCCTGTTTCAGTCAAGAGTTCAGCAAATTCTACTAATTTCATCCTCGTACAATCCTTTCAAAGCCTTTTGTGATTTCTTCAATCACCTGTTGCTCAACTTGTGCAATGTGAGGTTGTGCCTTGCTACGACCACCATTCCGCAGCAAATGACTACGTTCCAGCAAATGAGTAAGGCGATAGGTTTTAGGGGCATTGTGTACAACGTAGTTGCCTTTTTTATTTCTAGTCACTTTCCAGTGAGCAGCATATTTCCCCCTACGCCGTGGACTATTCGCTTTCAAGGTTGATACAGCCTTATTAGCTGTTTCCTCTGCCAGTTCGTCCAGCTCATTTTCGATTTCTTCTGAATATTCGCTTAGGTATTTGGCTATTTCGTTGGATAGGTCCATTACAACACCTCCTCCAAAGTCAACTCCATCTCATTTACATCTACTTCATAGGTTCGTTTCACTTTATAACGCTTACCAAGGAATATAGCAAACTCCTCATCTTGGTACTCATAAGTATGGACTGTGACTACCTTGCTTGGTCTCAAGTCAGCTTGCGCAGTTTGTGCTTGATAAAATTCAGCGCGAGTCGTTGAGCGAACCTTACACAAAATTTTTGTTTCTCGTTCGTCAAAAACAGGCTGTTTTAACTCATCATAGCCATTTTCTATGCGCTTTATCAGAGTGATTTCGTCATTCCACATTACTGAGCACCTCCCATGATAAGATTATGCAAGCGCCATTGTAAGTGACGAGGCATATTTTCTACCTCGCCACTTTTATAGCGATAAGCTGCATAATCTACCACAAAATCCACATGGTCCGAACGTTCAGGGTTAAGCTTCAATCCCTGCACATTCTTTAACTCACTGATGGATGATTTGATTTTAGATTTCAGGATTTCATCACGAATACTAGTTGAAATGCCAAGCTGTAACTTTAGAAGTTCTAAAATTACTTCTTCTTTCATCATTCAGTTTCCTGTTGTTTCGTGCTTTTGCGAGTGCGTTTTTTGGGCTTTTCTTCAGTTTCTGCTGGAAGCTCGTCATCTAAATGAGCATTTTCTACATCCACTTCTGGGATATTGTCATTTTCAGGAATGGTTGCTTCCTCTTCAAGAACCAAAAAGATAGAACCGGTTGTATTAGTCCCATCACATAGAGATTGCATAAAATCATCCGCAGGTTTAAAACCCTCACGAGGATAGGTATCACCAACCTCGTAAGGATAACCATTTTGATGTTCTAGACCTTTATCAGTCGTATCAGCAAATGCTCGAATTACTTTATAAGTCATTTACAATTCCTCCTTATGCTGGTGCATCTGTATAAGTTACATAATAACCTGCTTTACCATCTGTTTTCTTTGTATCGAAACGGACAAAGCTAGCCATCAACTGACCATAGATGTTATTGTCTGTCCATTTGATAGAAGCCTGAACACGGTCAAAGAGAGTAGCAAAGGCTTTGACATCACCAATAAAGGCTTTCATATCACCTTCATTTTCTCCCATGACTTTGTCTTCGAACTTATGGATAACCCGCCCTGCAAATTTATAGCCTGTTGGAGAAGTTACATCTGGTTGTAGCATGTAGCGACCATTTTTATCTTTCACTTTATCAAGTGCAGAAAAGAGAGAATCTGTCACAACCAAGTGAACATCATAAACAGATTTGATAGAATTGATGACATCTTTCAAACCGTCCAATCCTTGAGCAGCTTTAGCAGTTGCTGTTTTGAGAATTTTAGCAATCTCTACATCTTTTGTATTCATGTCTTGATCTGTGATTTCTTCACCAACAAGTCCCATGATGTCATAGTCTGCATCATCAATTAATTCTTGAGACACAGGAATATATCCACGGTAGGTCTTAATGCTGTAGTCAACATCATTGATGTCTGGCTTTGCTAATTCTGGATTTTTTTCCAATTCTTCAACTGAAGACATTTTCTTGCCAGATTTTCCGATAACTGGATATTTACCAGAACCACTATTAACCTTAACGACATTCACCAAGTCCACTAAATGATCATTAGTTGTTGGGACTTTTTGGGGAGCTAACAGTTCTGTAGGGATAAGCGCCCCGCCGTCAACAGTTTTCAATCCTCCGTCTCTTGTCGCACCTTGTGAGCGAATGTATTGATTTAAAGCTTCACGAATTTCCATTTTTCCTCCTTGTGCACGCTCGCCAGCTTCTGCAGCTGGTTGCGGTGCTTTTTGATTTAATTTTTCGATTTCATCTTCCAGTTCCTTGATTTCTTGCTCCAACTTTTCCTTTTCAGCTTTCTTTTCATCAAGTTCTTTTTCCAACGCAGCAAGGTCCTCATCAGCCTTATCTACTTCTTCCTCTGTCTGTGCTTCTTCTGCTGCACGCAGAATAACTGCAGAACGTTCCTCCATATCATCAATTTCAGCCAATAGCTTAACCAATGATTCCTGACGCATTTTTACTTTTGCGCCTAAAATAATCTGTCTATTCATGCGAATATTTCTCCTTTAATTTTTGTTTCTTCCGCTCAAGCATGTTTGCTTTTGCCTTTTCCAAATCATTAGCCCTAGCAGCGATTTCCGTCTGTGGATAGGCCGGAAAAGTACAAGGACTAACTTCAAATAATTCCATGTCCATGATGCGGTCAAGGAAACCATCTTCTGTCTGCGTGCTATCGATTTCTTTTGGCATGAAACCAAAGCTACAACCGACTACATCACCACGCTTAACACGAGCATAAGCGCCCATTGCTTGCGGGTCATCAGGATTGATAGTAATATCCCCGCGCAAACCAATTTCATCAACTTCTAGTGTTAGCGTATGATTTCCTGTCCGACCTAAAACCAGCGAAGTATCATGGTTAAATAACGCTCGAATATCTGCACCATCTAGCGCACGATCTAGCGAATGCTTGTCAATTACCTCACGATAACCAGGGAAAATTTCGGTTTCCTCTTCAAATTTGATAAAGTAACCCGAAATAATCAGCTCCTTCTTTTCTTCATTCTCACGAGTTTCGAAAGTCGCTGTACGATAAGATTCACGTTTCATCATTGTCTGTCTCACCCCCTTTCAATTTCTTTTGATCACCAAGCCTGTCAGCAGGAAGATAATTCTCAAGAACAAGAAGGTCTTCCATTTCATCATCTGGAGCCAAATCAAGCCAGCCGCGAAGTTCATTTCTTCGCATGGCATTTCGGTCTACTAGACTAGTGCCTGCTGTGACCAGTTCTGTCAAATTGTAAGAATACAAAGAGCGAGCGTTTAACTTGAAATACATATTAGGACTATAAAGCAAGTCCCTAGTCAATGTCTGCGAGATAATCAAAGCAATGTCTTTGATAGTCCCGTTGATAAAATTGTTATATTCCTCTTTGTTAAACGTTCCTACACCCAACAGAAAAGCAGGCACTCCGATAAGTCCTGCCACCGTTTTTTTATCTAGTTCAACCGAATCATTGATAGCAATATCATTTAAGGTCAAAGGCTTCACCTGTTGAATATCAAACATATCCTCAGACACTAGCCAAGGCTGCCCTGCTTTGCTGGACTCAAAATATTTCTTAAGCAAATTATTGCGCCCTTCCTCTGTAGACAGAGTTTCGCTAAAAGCATCAACCTTGATAATCATGCTAGGCAACATCTTATTGCGCATGAAATCATTTTTAGTCTTTGTCGCTTGATTAAGATTACTCACAATATCACGCAATGCCACCCGATAGCCCGTTCCCTGAAAATAGCTATCAGGGTCAGGATTCATCACAAAGTGAATAACCTCATCTGGTCCGTATTCCTGATTGTTGTAGACAATCTTATAACCGTTTGAATTGTCCATCTTATAGCTAACCTGACTCATTGGAAATGGTAATAGATTGCTGATGAAGCCGTCATGATATTGCACATGAACAACTGAATTGCCATCACCAAATAGCAACAAATCACGCACAATTTTATAAACCCAACTCTTACGAGTCATGTTATGACAAGGTCCGATGTCAATCTTACGAGATAGCTCATTAAGAACTCGCTTATCACCTTTGTCCGTATTCTCCATCAAATAGATAGTCATGTTAGACACCAAATCCGCAATCTTATTGACTGCGATCAATACATCTGGATTTCTTCCAAGCGGAGTATAGCTATCACTAACCCTCAAACCAAAATCTTGATGAGACAAAAACTGAATTGTAGGATTTTTATTTCGTTTTCTAAACCGTTCAAAAATTCCCATTTTTTCTCACCTCCTTTCATTACCTCAATTCTTCAAGAGCCATACAGGCAGCAAACACTGTTGCATCGAATAAGTCAATGCGTTGATGGCCACCATCACCATCTAATTTTTCGTATTGAATCATATCATCCGTCTTTTCTATCGCTCTCACATTTCCCACACAGTATTCAAAGGCTTCGTTGTGACAATAATAAAGCTCTTTGTTTTTTACTTTCATTTCAATCCTACGGAAGCCCTCTGATTTCCGCCAAAAATATTGCGGCATATCCACAACCTTGATTCCTGCCTTACGCATTTTGAGGTAAAACTCACGACCGAACTTACGGTCAAAGCCCACTTTCGGAATGCTAAAGCCCATTCTGCGCATCTTCAAGAACCAATTCACCACATCATCATAAAGAACTGTTGGAGTATTGCTCATCGTCAGCCATCCGTCATCTTTCCAACCAAATAGCGGAATAGAGTCCTCGTTCGCTTTTTTGTGAGCATTGACGATTGGAAAGAAAGCGTGAGAGATAGTAATATCAATCACCTTGCCATCGTTAGTTTTATAAAGACCATAGAGGCTGGCAGCGGTCAAATCATGCATCTTAGATAAGTCAGCCCCGCCAAACCACTTAATCGGTAGCTGAGCTAATTCTTCCAAGCTCCAGTCATAATCTTCATCACTAGCAATAAATTCATCCACATTGAAATAAGCGTTCATGCTATTTGTAAAGATATTCAAAGTCTTGTTCAGAAACTCATTTCTTGTCTGTGGATCATTCATGGCCTGTAGTGCCTCTTCTCGTAAATCTTCTAACGAGACTGTAACACCTACTGATGGATTAGCTTGCATAAGAACCTCATCGCTCGTATAGTCTATGACCTCGCCCTCGCTGTTTTGATCAGCCTTGCTGATAAACATAAAAAGAGCCTCGTCTTTGACAGTGCCCTTTAAAACTTTTTGACAATATTTAACTCGATTCGCCAAGAAACCATTCGGAATATCTCCAGCAGTGGAAATAATAAAGAGCAGCTTATTTGTATAAGCGCTCATAGTCTTTTTCATCAATCCATATTTTTTCGAGTTTCGCATGGTATGCGCTTCATCAATAATGATGACATTCCCATTTAAGGAGTCTAGCCGACTCTCATCATTAGCCAAGGCGTTGATGTAAAACGACCCCTCTGAACCAAAATTTCCAGTAATAGAGTGCTCAGCATTATTATCTTTGAAGCGTATATTCTTATCTTGCCAGCGCTCCATATTAAATTTCATGAAACCAAACGCTTCAAGCGCTTGCTTAATTGAGTTTGCGACTACGTATGCCTTAGAACCACTCATCCGGTCCATCAATGACATGGTGATAGTGAGCGCTGCAGTAAACGCAGTCTTCCCATTTTTGCGAGCCAGCATAATGAGCGCCTCTTTAAACCGCCTTACTCCAGTCCCTACATGATAAAAACCAAATAAGTTTACGACAATAAAGTGTTGCCAGTCTTGCAAGATAAGAGGTTTCTCTCGAATAGATACACCAAATTTGTCATCACCCTGCTGATGCACAATGCAAGTCTGGATAAACTCCACCACAAAATCAACAATATCAGTATCGATATAGTAATCTGGATTTTCAAGATCTGTTATAAACCTTTGACAAGCAAGCCTTGTTTCTTCACATGCAACTATCTTACCGCTGATAACGTTAGTAGCGTATATCTTTGCTCTCTCAAGATTTGTAACCATATTCACGCCCTACCTTTTGGCTTAGGCTGCTTCGCAAAAACTTTCAACAAGGGTGATTCTGTATTCTCTTTCTGAATTTCGTCACCCAACGCTTTAGGATTAAGCATAAGCTGATTAGAGTATGATAGAATATCTTTCCTCAGAGTTTCCATAACAGTAATTATCGGGAGTTTTCGTTCGTTCTCTGCTCCTGCTTTATTAATATAAGGCTCTGTCACCCGATAACCAAGCTCTTCATGTTGCTTCTCGTATTCCTGATATTGATAGAGCATGCCAGCATATATCTCAATAATCTGTTCAAACTCTTTCCGATAAGTTCCCAGTTCTTTCATCACTTTCTTAACTTTTGAGGCAATAGACTTTTTTGTAATTGGTCTTGCCAAAACATCACCCCTTTCACTTTAATCGTCAATTTTTTCACCCCTTTTGTTTTGAAACGCCCCGTATTTGGAAAAAGTTCCTCTCCTCGGTCTCCACGACTTCAAAAAAATTTTTTTCAAGTAGGGGGGGTAAAATTAAAAATCAAAAATTGAAAATTTCAAAAATCGAAAAAATTAAATTTTTATTTTTTTAGATTTTTGTAAAAATCCAAAAATTCTTTTTTTCGTTTCTTTTGCCAATATAATCCTTGACCGACTATCTTATCGTTCGTTCGATCATGAAATGTATTATGAATTTTATTGAGCATTGGCAAACAATTCCATTTTTCAAATTCAAGTTCAGGATATTCTGAAACTGGATAAATATGATGAACCATCTCTGCTTGCACTCGCTTGCCATAACGTAAGCTTTCTTGGCATAGATAGTCATGTTCTCTCATAATCCTATCTCGAAATTTAATCCACTTCTTTGTACGAAGATTTTTTCTAACTTCTTTATAAACCATATATAAAAATATACCAATTTTAACCCTTGAATCTGTCATATCTTATATTGTGTTACTTTCGCTTTTGTTCTTAAAACCTGAATTTAATAAGCTCTAGCGTTGCCCTCAAAAACGAATTTACTCTTGCTTCATTATGTAACATAATAGATTTTAAAAAATATAAAATAATCATAATGAAAAATTAGCCATCGTTAAATCTAACTGTTCCTGCCTTATACCAATATAGCGAAGTGTAATAGCTGGACTAGCGTGATTGAACATTTCCATCAATGTAGCAACATCTTTATATTTTTTATAATAATGATAACCAAACGTTTTTCTCATTGTGTGAGTACCAACATTATCAATTCCCAAATCTTCTGCAGCCGTCTTGATAATAGCATATGCTCCCTGTCTAGTTAGAGGTTGATTCTTTCCTTTTCTACTTTGAAAAAGATAATGATGTAGTGGTTTTCCTTCAACGTACTTACGAAGAGCGTTTTTGAGAGGACGTGGCATTTTACGTTTAATAATTTTACCAGTTTTCTTTTCTTTGACGCGTATATGCCAACCCTGAACATCCTTAACTTTTAGCATAACAATATCACTAATACGAAAACCTGAATTTATACCTACAAGAAAAAGCATATAATTACGCTCGTTCCACTCCATCAAATAATCTTTCATAGCTTGTATATCATCTTTATCTCGAATAGGTTCTACTAAGTTCATCCTCTCACCACCTTTCTTTGTTACACGAAAAAAGCAGAGTGTGGAATCTCTGCCTCTTTCGTTTTTATCTCATGGTACTAATTTACCAGATTGTTTCTGTCAATTCTACATATTTTTTTGACAAGTTATAGATAGAGCAGCTTAGCTAGTGTGTCAAGGATAACTTCACGTCTTCGGTAAATCTGCTTACTGTGTCTATACAAATAACCTGTCTCACCGTTCTCCATGATATGCCACACTTGAATCCAGTCATATCTAGTATGCTCTCCCCACCTAAGATAAAAGATTTTCTTATCATCGGGTTCAAGCACATCAAGCAGTTTTGAAATGGCTGTTTGAAATTCTTCAAGTTTTAGAATCATTGGATCACTAGAATAATCAACAGCTAAATTTTCAGAAGTATTGATTGAAGTCCCACTGCGACTAGCTCCTGAATCATCGATGTCTGGCATGGTCAGGTTTTTGACTGCATAGACTCTTTCTAACTCATGACGTCGCTGCCCAATAAGTTTGTCAATTTTTAGATACTTAGCCTCAAGTTCAAACTCAAGGAAATCACGTCTTGTCTTACTTGCGGTTTTCTTTGTCAAATTGTTCTCCCCATTTTTTCCAATGTTCAGCTGCATTAGCAAAGGCTACTGCTAAGTTAGTAAATAAATTACTAAGAGCGGTGCCAACACACATCAATGCCTCACGAATCTGCTCAGGATTTTGAACCAACTGTTCCAGTTCCTGTTGCTTTTTCAATTTGGCTTCCTTAGTTTTCTTCTTCTTGATTCTTTTGTTCATTTTTAAAAATTACCCTCCATCCGCTGACTACAATAGCTAATAATAGAATTATTAAGCTCGCTATGATAATCATAGCTCCTAAAATTTTGATAATTTCAAGCAATATCATTTCCCACCTCTACATGGACTTTTCATCACATTTTCCTTAAAATCTTCAATCTCACGTTTGACCTTGCCCAGAAGATTTCGCTCAACCATTAAATCATGTTCATTCGCACCTTCACGCTGAATATAGTATTGTAAGGCATGTTTCACAATCTGCATGTGTTTATATTTTAGATACATCCTCTCGCCATCCATTTTCTCTTATTCGCTCGCTTAGCCATGTCAGAGCGAGCCATTTCGTCCCAGACATAATCTGCATTTTCAAGCATGAGATTCACACATTTGTCTTTTAACTTCTCAATCTCTACCTCTTGCCTTTCGATATCTTTGTAAGCACGATTGTAAAGCTCATCTTCTAAAAATAGAATTCGCTCAACCATTGCTTCTTGGATGATGATATAGGCTGGTTTCTTATGTTCTGTCATCTAGTACCTCCATATCAAAATCACTATCAATAAATCTATAGGTCAACTCTGGATTAATTCCATTGCCTAATTTTTGATAGATATGGTAAATTGGGCTTGGACCAAACCTTTTTCCAAGATATTTTCCTAGAAACTCCGAATTTTTCAAATGAAATAAACGGTTTAATTTTTGGTATTTGAATGGGTTAGTTTTTGCAAAATCTCTGCTACACCACATAAATAGTTTTGCGATAATGTCACGTCTTGAGCTAACTCCTTTTAAACTAAAATACGTGTTAGTTTTAGGAATGAGAATAACTTCAAGATTTCTATTGATGTACGACCCGGGAAAACAAGCCAACAATTTTTGTAATTCATTAAAAAGTTCTTCGTTCATTTTTCTTTCTCTCCTTTAGAACGGTAGATCATCGTCCGAGATGTCCATTGGCTGGCTATTTTCAAAAGCTGGTGGCATCTGCTCGTCCATGCTGCTATGATTAGCAGATTTGTTGCGACTTTCCAGAAGCTGGAAATTGTCCGCTACGACTTCTGTAACATAAACACGCTGACCTTGCTGATTTTCATAACTTCTGGTTTGGATTCGTCCAGTAATGCCAATCAACATACCTTTTCGTGTCCAGTTAGCTAGATTCTCAGCCGACTTCTGCCACATCACACAATTTATAAAATCAGCTTCTCGCTCGCCATCTTGATTTTTAAAATTACGATTGACAGCCAAGTTGAAAGTCGCGACAGCTACATTTGAGGGCGTATATCGTAGCTCAACATCACGGGTCAAGCGACCAATCAATACAACATTGTTAATCATCGATTACCTCCACCAACTCAGGATTTTCATAAATGTTTCCTGCGATTATTACTTCAACTCCAGCAAATTTGCGTCCAGCCTCAAATTCTTTAAGTGTTATCGGACTAGTCGGATCCGTTCCTATCAAACACCCCTGTTGATTGCATGAGAGTGACTTCGTCTTGATTGACACTCATTTCCGTCACACGTTCCGCATCACCTATTTTGTAAACATCAAGACTATTTTCGTCAAAAAGAATCGCCGACACATTACACATCCATTGCAAAGATGGCATCCAAGCTCTAAATTTCGGTATCATTGTTAAACTCCTCTTCTTTTGGCTTCAGGAAGTGGCATCCAGTACAGTCCTTGAGCGTCATTATCTTCAAGTCCTACGGCATCCTCGTCGAACTCTGTCCAAGCCTCTAACCAAATTGTTATACCATCGCTAACTAAAATCGTTTCGCCAACATCTGGTACAGGGTATTCCCAAATAAATGTCACATTTTCAGTGAAGAACTCTCGTTCTTCTTGTGTCAAATCTCTTGTTGAAAATTTATTACACTTCATTATCTTCCTCCATTGATTCAATCAGCCAATCAAGGTTCTTTCTAGCTTTCTTCAAATCTTCCAACCCATTCTTCTTCTGATGACGGATCAGATATTTCAAGCTATTTCCGAGATAAAATCCTTTTAGCTGTTCATCTGTCATAAAATTTCTGAGTATTTCAATAGATTCCATGCCGTATCGCCCTTGGTAATGGCTAGGCTTGTTGACGACATCCTGCTCAATCGTTGTGTGAAATGCTTGATCAGGAAGTGTTCTGCAAGCCCCAAGCCCACTTTTTTTCAAAGCTAAATCAGCAATTTGTTCACTATAGCATTTCATTTTAATTCCCTCGCCCTTTCAAATAATTTGGAATCTCATCACCAACTGAAATGTCATTGTATTGCTCTTCAGTTACCAAAAATTTTCCATAAGCGCCAGCGGTCACAGTATAGTGGCCTTGTATGACTTTCTTTTCTGTAATCTTGCCAACCATCATACCGCCAGCATTATCAGCTTGATGGATGATAACTGTCTTTTTATCCTCTTTTTTCTTCATTTGTTTTTCTAATTTTTCAATTTGAGGTTTGTAGTAATGCTTTGCTGCTATAAGACCTAGATTAAACATTGATAGCGACAAAGCAATGAGAGCCAGATAAAGTCCTTTCGATTTCATCCCAAATCCGCCTCCTTCACAAATACCCCATCAATCATTTTGCCCTTTCGGTCCTTGATTTCATTGTATGCAAGCTGCAAGCAACTATCTGCTGTGGTCAGATTGTGGATTGCGACAGCATGGATGGATGAATGCAATGATAGCAATTCAGGCCGAATAAACGGCAACTGTGTTTCGCTATGAAAGATATGCTTGTGAAGCTTCAGAGCCAATTCTCCCAAACTAGAAGCTAAAAGTAAAAGCTCCATTTCCTGCGGACTAGCTTCAATCTCAGCACCATTCTTAATCTGTTGCTCAAGACCAATCAGCACCACTTGCATGTCTCCCAGAGCATCTTTGATAAAAGCAGGCTTGTCTTTGGCAATTCCTTCAAATAGCTCACCAGCTTCTTCCATCAGTTTTTCAAATTGCTTGACTGGATTTGCCTCATGTAGATTGCGGTCGATAAACCACTGTTCAATATTTTCTTCAAGTGTCATTATTTTAGTCATTTTCAATTCCCCATTCTTTTGCTAAAATTTCTCTGTACCAATCAGTGTATCCGATATTGATAATTGTTTCTTCGTTGACAATGTCGGTTTCAATCAAAGCATCTAGTGCATCTGCCTTAGCCATCATCAGGTTCCCCTCCTTTATTGGCAATGTCATCATTTGTTCTTTAGTCATTTTGTTTTTCCTCCGTTTCAACAAATTTCTTATAACTCTTCCAGAAATCGTCGAAATTCCCAGAAATGGGCAATTCTCCATAATGCACATAGCATTGAATGGCTTCCTCTAAATTATCGCTGTTATCAGCACAAAAAGGTACATTCCTTAGTTCATAATCTTTACAGATTTCTGATAATCGTCTTTCAATCAATAATTGGCTAGCTCGTGCCTCTTTTAGTTTTTTTGTAAAATCGTTTCTGTTTAACATACAATCTCTTTCTAAAATAATTTAATTTGCATTTTATAGGCTTCAAGTCGTTGTTTAGCTAAATCGAAGATATTCTTATCCAATTCACAACCAACATAATCAAATCCTAATTCTTCATAAGCAATCAAGCTACTTGCTGACCCAACGTGAGTGTCAAGTATCTTGTCTCCTTTTTTTGCATAGGATTGTAGTAGCCAAAGATAAAGATTGACTGGTTTTTGTGTTGGATGAATCCTAACTTCATTAAGAGCTTTATTTCCTTGTTGAATATGACCTTCTGATATTGACTTACCTTGCATCATGCCATTCCACATATAGCGAAACAATCTCACGCTGTCATGGAAACTGCAGTAAGCTAGTTCACAGTCTGAAAAGCTAGATTGTCCGTTGACCTTGTCCCATACAATACGACCAGAGCCAAAAGAGTAGTCATAGTAATTCACACCCCAAATAATTTGATTTTTTGAAACCCTTAAAAGTTCATCAAAATAGTTCTTATTTGGGACTTGCCACTCTAATGTTTGACCGTATAATCGCTGAACACCTATCGGACTTATTTTTCGTCCATAGTATTTTCGCTTTTCTGGCCCACTGAAGTACGGTGGATCAACAATAGCAAGGTCGAAATAATCATCTGGATATTGACGCATGACATTAAGACAATCAGCGTTGATAAATTTACTCATCAATACCTCCTATCTTCCATTTCTTGCGGATAGACAAAGCTATTCCCCGTCACTCCCTCTAAAATTCGACTAGAAAGAGCGCCGTTTCCATAATCGTCCGCATACAAAAGCTTGATTTCCTTGCTTGTCAGATTTGTATTGATAATCGTATTACTGCGATTATCCAAAATCTCATACAGAATCTGATGTGCCCACTCGTTGTTGCGAGTGTCAGCCTTTCGACTCTCTTTGCCGAGGTCATCTAAAAACAGATAATCCACCTTTGACAGTAACTCTACCATCTCAGCTTGTGAGTAGCCGTTATCACTATTAAAACTCTCTTTGATTTTTGTAAAGAGAGTGATAAGCGACACAAAAAGTACCGACTTTGGATTTTCATAGGCCTTGAATTGCTCATTCATCCACTTGGCTAAGCCATAAGTCAGATGACTCTTTCCAACTCCTGATGGACCAGTCACAATCGCATTTCCTGTCCCGCCTAACCTGTAAAACTGCTCCATCCGCTTTGCAAAATTCAAAGCATGCTGGTCAATCTCATCTTTGATCTCGTAATTGTCAAGACTCTTCGCTTTCAGTTTATCTGATACCAGATTGTCTCTGTCAAAGACCGCATAAGTATCTGCGAGCTTGCTATTGATTTTGCTCTGACTATTTAGCTTGCTTTCAAAAATGTTTATGGCTGCCTTTGTGCATTTAGGACATTGCTTCAATTCTTCCAGCCTTCCTTTTATCGGTACCTTTGTCAACCACAGTTGGCAACCGTGTACCTCACAAGTCTCGTCCAAAACCTGTTTAGTTTCAAAATTCTTAAAAGGATTCATCAAAAACCCAACCTTTCATCAACTGCACAAGCAAAGTTTCTCTTACTTTTTCGTGATTGCTGATTGACATAATTTTCAAATTTAGAACCAAATAAGGTTACAGGTCTTAAAAACTTAGCAAAGTCAGTTCCTTTCCACTCGTAAGCTTTGACATCAATAACGTGTTTAAAGTCATCTATCGTGTAACCTTCTGATAATCTCGCATTGATATGCTTTTGAGTAGCTTGTGAGCTAGCTGAAAATCTAGTTCCAACAGCTTGATTAAGATAGTCAATGACTTCTTTAACCACAACTATATTATTATTCTTATCAGTCTTATTCTTATCAGTCTTTATTGTCTGAACTTTTTGAGGGTCGAGAGCCGTATTTTTTGCGGTTCTGTCTCCCAAATTTTGCGGTTCAAAGCTCGTTTTAGGACCTTTGATATAGAGACGATTCGGTTTTGTTAGTCCCTGTCTTTCTTCGTATAGAAGTTCGGCTTCTTTCAGCTCTTTTTTAGTTTTAGTTACGGTATTTTCCGAGCAACCCAATTCCTCACAAAATTCCGCATTTGTAAAGTACATAAAGACCTGACCTTTTGAATCGTGCCAAGCATTGCTTAAAGACAATCCTAGCCGATTAAAAAGCATGGCATACATGAGTTTGGCATTGCTTGATAGACTCTTATATGGCTCTTTAAAGAGCCATTTGGGCATCTGGATATACTGGTACTTCTCGACTTCTTTTTTAAAAAATGTCTCAGTCATCATTCTTCCTCCTTCACACTTGAAAATTTGGTATATTCCTTATGAAAGTACAGCTTGACAGTTCCAAGACTACCGTGTCGATTTTTGGCCAGAATCAACTCGGTAACATTGCTTTCTGGCTGACCTTCTTTTGGTTGTTGATAGTAGTCATCACGATATAGAAAAGCTACTATATCGGCATCTTGCTCAATTGAACCAGACTCACGAATATCTGATAAAATAGGTCGTTTGTCCTGTCGTTGCTCCACACTACGCGACAATTGACTCAACGCAATAACTGGCACTTTTAATTCCTTAGCAATGATTTTCAACTGACGCGAAATCTCTGATACTTCCTGCTGCCGATTGACTGACCGTGACCCTTGTATCAATTGCAGATAGTCAATGACTATCAAACCAAGACTGTCAGTTTCTTGTGATAGCCTCCTAGCTCTTGCTCTAATGTCTCCAATATTGATTCCAGCGGTGTCATCAATATAGATTGGTGCTTCAGCAAGTTGACCTTGTGCATAAATAAGCCGTTGCCATTCATCAACTGTCAGATTTCCTGTTCTAATGTGATGGTTGATAATTGTACCTTCGGCTGACAACATACGCTCAACTAGACTTTCAGCTCCCATTTCAAGAGAGAATACAGCCACCGCCTTATTGGACTTAGTTGCCACGTTCTGAGCTATATTAAGAGCAAAAGCTGTCTTTCCCATCGCTGGTCGTGCCGCTAAGATAATCAGTTGATCTTCATGCAAGCCAGCTGTCAATTTGTCAAAATCATAGAAACCTGACTCAATGCCAGTGATTTGACTGGAATTGTTTGACCGTTCCTCAATCTTAGTATGATTTTCTAAGAGCACATCATGAATAGGTCTGAAACCACTCTTGTTGCTGGATTGACTGACTGCAATCAGTGACTGCTCCGCTTTTGCGATAATCTCATCAATGTCCATGTCTTCGTCATAGGCATTTTCAATAGAATCAGACAGATTTCCAATGATTGACCTTAGTTGTGATTTCTTAGCCACAATCTTGGCATAATGCTCAGCGTGTGAGCTCGTAGGAACCGCATTGACAATCTCAGCTAGGTAAGGAATACCTCCAATTTTCTCCAAATCGCCATTAACTTCAAGTTCCGATTTTATAGTTAAAGTATCAATCGCCTCACCACGTTCAAACAAGCCCTGCATGATTTTAAAAAGAATTTTATTTGCCGGACTATAAAAATCATCTGATTTGAGATGTTCAGAAACTGTCACAATTTTATCAGGATTGATTAAGATAGAGCCCAGAACCGCTCGTTCAGAAGCTATATTATGAGGTAATACTTTTAATTCATCCATAACTTGCCTCAATCAACAAAGACTTCTTTACGTGTCTTTGGGTTTATATCCACTCTACGTCCTGTCTTATAGTCGATAAATCCAGCCTGAGTCGCAGGATGCTTAATAACTGTCTCAGCTGATTTCTTAGTTCTGAGAGCTTTCTTTAGCTTAAAATTCATAATGAGTGATTCGATTAAAATCACTGAAAATGCTGTTCCTACTGCAATAATTTGTAAATTGTTCATGTTATAATTCCTTTTTGTTCTTTTTTAAATAGCTGTTCTTTGCCAATTCTCGTGATACCATTCAATAACTGCATCACGAGGAAATTTGTCACGCTTCCCTTCAATTCGTGGGAAGTCTTTGTGTCGGTAGAAACGTTCATCAAAAGTTCCAGTATCTTTAGTACCTAAGAGCATTTCAGCACATTGAGACTTGTTTAGCTCCATTGGAAACCGTCTCTTTTCATCTGTCACAACGTGCATGACCTTTAATGCTCTATCCATCAGACCAGCTTCAAACTGATCCAATAGTTGATTCATTAGATCATTCATGATATAATCCTCTTGTATCTTTATATGTGAGCCTGATTGCCGTCAGGCTTTTTTTCTTTGCCCCAATATTCTTTTAAATTGACCGACATCACAGCAGCAAGATTTTTCTGTTCTGTCAAAATCTGTCTTTGATATGGTGCTAGTCCAGCTTGTCGCTCCTCCTCCGTCTTCGGTAGATAATAGCCACTAGGATGAGCTTTTTTAGCTACGATTGGCTGCCTAAAGGTCACTCGCAAGCTCTCAATCACTTCTTTTAGCTTTCGCTTTGAAAGACCTGTGCTTATTCTCAATTCGCTGGCTTGAATTGGTAAATCAAAGCTAGCACCGTTTTTGATAGCGTTTAAAACTTTGATTTCAATTTCTGTCATATCTCTGATGTAATTCATCACTCTTCCTCCAAATCTACCCAGCTATCGGAAATTCGCAGCACATCACAAACTCGATTTTTGAGTTTATCACTGCCCTTCCCATACTTTAATAACTCTGAGATGGTTGGTTTTTTGACTCCACAAGCTCGTGCTAAATGGGTTTGCGTCATGTTCTCTTCATTCAGCTTGTCCTTGACAAGTTGAATCCATTTTTTATGTTGTTGACTCATATTTTTCCTTTCTAAATTTGGTATAATAAAATAAAAACGATTGGAGAATTTCTTATGAAACTTAATGTACTTATTGAGTTTAGAGATGCCCGAACAACCATTACAATTGATACTCCTTCAAAATGCCCCCACTGTGGCAGAACCATGTCCCCTCAACACGTTGGACAAAGTACAAGCTCTGAAAGTACAAGTGCCTCAGAAGAAGGAAGATTTTCCGTTATTTTTCGATGTTCTTTTGAAAACTGCTTAAAATATTTTGTAATAGAATACATCCACGATAATTATGAAATAGCAACGATGGTAGACTATTCATACCGTCCACCTATCAAGGTAAAACTCCCTGAAAATATAGAGAAGGTTTCTCCCGTTTTTGTTGAAATCTATTCTCAAGCAACGGTTGCAGAAAGAGAGGTATTAGATCAAATAGCAGGCGTCGGCTATCGCAAAGCAGCCGAATTCCTCATAAAGGACTACGCAATTTCCAAAAATCCATCTGACGAAGAACACATCAAATCAATTATGCTTGGAAAAGTAATCGCTGACTACTTGAATGATTTTCCAAAAATTCAAGCTTTAGCAAAATCCGTCGCTTGGATTGGAAATGATGAAACTCATTATGTCCGCAGACATGACGATAAAGATATCCGAGATTTAAAGAAGTTCATTCTCTCAGCGGCTCAATTTATTGCTGCTGATTACGATGCGGACGAAGCCTTGGCTTTCACTTCTTCTGATTGAGAAATCTTAGCATCCAACTCATCCACCTTTTCAGCAATATATGTCACGGTCCTCAATATTTCATTGAGGGCTGTTCTTTCTAGTTCATTCATATTTTCACCCACCTTTCCAATTCTTTCCCCTTTCTATTTTTGTTATAATTGACTTATTATTACTAAAGGAGATAGTTTTATGCCTATTATCACTAATGAAAATGTCCAAATCTGGACGCTCTATGCGACAGTTGTTATTGCAATCGTTGGTTTTATTTTCAACACAATATCCCTCTGGCAAACAAAGAAAGCAACCGAGGATATAGCAAAACCATATATCAATGTTTACGTTGATGCTTACGCTGTCAAATCACAACAACGAGTTTATGCATTCAAAAACTTTGGGCATACGCCAGCGTACATCAAAGATATTAAAATTGACGGTAAATTAGATAAGTATAATAGCAAACATAACTTCCGATCACTAATTGGTAACATGATTGCTCCGGGTCAGAAGTTAACATCATCTATACATCCAGACTATAAAGGCAGTATTACATTAAAAATCACCTATACTGATAGCAAGAGACGTCTATATACTGATAGCTTTAAACTCAATGCAGGAATAGCATCTGATATGCTCTATACTGTCAATGAATCAAATAAAAGTGATAATCCTGCAAGTGCTATCCGTCAATCGACAATGGCACTGTTACGTGACCTACGTTAAACAATTCTGTAAGCTTCGTTTACTTGTATTTCAACTTTAATTATTTCCTTGTCTATTGTATTGGCAAGGATATTATTTTTCATATCAATAGCATCATCAATATTGTTAGCAAAAATATGATAAGATACTTTAGCTTCCATCTCCCTCACCTCCTTTTTAAAAAATTAACTAAAAAGTTAGCGAACTACTTGACAAATTCTAAAACTAGTTTTAGAATAAGAACATAAAGAAAAGACTTACTAAAATGTAAGGTCGACCTATAAAAACGACGCCAATCAATTTTTTAAGGCTTTATTTTTTAGTTGTCTTGTTCGCTAACTCTTTAGCTTACGATATATATTTTAAAACTAGTTTTAGAATTTGTCAATAGTTTTTTAAACTAATTTTAAAATATTTTTTCGTATTGCTTAGAAAGGTTGATAAATCAATGTTCTTAGCATTCGACAGAATAAAAGAATTAGCTGATAAACAAGGGATATCTTTAAATATTTTAGAAGAAAGACTTGGATATAGCACAAATTATCTTTACAGTTTAAAAAAAGGGAATCCTAAATCTGATAGATTGCAAGAGATTGCTGACTATTTCAGTGTATCTACTGATTATCTTTTAGGTAGGACGGATAATCCAGCGATTGCTGGAGGAGGAAGTGAACCGGATGATATCGATAAAATCATAGACCGTGCTATGTTCTTCGATGGAAAGCCTCTAACCGATGATGACCGTCGAGCCCTCCGCGGAATAATCTCAGGGTATATGAATAGCAAAGGAGATTGAGATGTCTCATAAAAATCAAATTGAAATCTATCAATTTAACAGTCGGGCGAAATATTGGCTAGTTAGAGCAGATGGCGGAAAATATTACGATGATTTTAAATACAATCACTTCATCTCTATTCATCACAACCAAGTTACGCTTGCAGATTTGCAGACAACTGACCTACTCCTCACAACAGAAAAAACTATAGAGCACTATAAGCAACAAATAGCGAGAGTGTATCAAGACAAAAGTCTATCAAAGCACCAAATTACATTTACTGCTAAACGACTCTATAGATTTATAGAAGATATGAATGTAGGAGATTACGTCGTAGTTCCATCGTTTAAGTCGAATTATTTTTTAATCGGACAAATTACAAGTGATGTATATGAAAAAGATATGCCAGACGGACAAGTGACCCTAAATCACGGATATGAACAATCTGAAGATATTAAACGTCGAAATGTCAGATGGATCAATGAAGTCCCTCGTTGGAAAGTAAACTCGAAATTTCTATACAGTACACTGACAGTTCATCACACTATCTTTAATATCACAGATTTATCAAAATACATCAATGGTCTCATATCTCCGCTTTACTTCAAAGATGGAAAATTACACCTTCAGTTGAGAGTTAACACCAAGGAACCTATCACATCAAGTATGTGGAAAAATCTTTATTCTATCATCGATGAGTATAAAAACCCTGAAATTGATGAGGAAATAATTGCTACATCTAATGTTGAGAGTCCAGGTGAAATAACCCTACAATCCATAAGTCAATTCATATCGGACAATCATTGGATGCTGAACTCAGGCTTAATAGGACTAGTACTTCTGTTTGGAGATATTGATTTCAAAGGTATTAAAGTAAAAGGACTTTTTCCTTATTTACAACAAAGAAAAACAGCCAGATTGGAAGAACGCAAACTGACTGTAGAAGTTGAAACGATGGAAAAAGATGCTGCCCTGAAAGATATACAGCGAGAAGTAGAAATAGAAAAAACTCATAAAGAATTAGAATTACTAAGAAATGTAAGGGCTTTTGAAATAACCGTCGACTCTCCTAATGTCTCTTACGAAAACGTACCCCAAACGCAAATGGGTTCCGATGAGAATCAGGGTGAGGGATGATTTTTACAACAAGAATAAAAGTCACAAAAGTTATTAAAATAATACCCCTGTCTAAAAAGAAAAAAGTGAGAGAAAAAATAGAATATAACAATAAATATCCCAAAAGGATTTGAATGTTTTTCATACCAACTCCTCCTCTTTGTTTTCTTAATTTGATTTTAGCAAAAACAAACTGTTTAGTAAAGGAATTTTGCGAGAAAATATGACAGAAAAAGAATTATTGGATCTCCATAAAGTTACTTTGCGCGAGTTTACCAGTCTACAATGGTCACGGAACGGCTTCTATGACGATATAAATCGAATCGTCTACATCAATGCCGATTTAAGCTCAGATGAAAGGCGAAAAGTCCTTTTTCATGAACTCGGTCATTTAGACCACTACCGTAGCCTATATCAAAATGCTCCTTTACTATGTGAGAACGAAGCGAATCGTTACATGATTCAAAATCTGGTAGCCGAAGAGATAGCAGAATATGGAGTCGAAAGTTTCAATAGCATCCGATTTATGGAGCGCTATCAACTAAAAACATCAACTGATGAAGTTATGATTCAAGACGAATTTTATAAACAAGTTAGCAATATGTAAAAAATCCCCACACTCGCCATCGCCAAATTTTGAGTGTGAGGATATCCTGTATAGTAAACGGCATTAAATGGCCAGTTTTACTATACCCATTTTATCAAAAAAGTGAGGTAAAAACAATGGCATACTTCAGGAAAAGAGAAAACGGTTGGGAATATCGAATCTCTTATAAAGACAAAGACGGCAAATACAAGCAGAAATCAAAAAGTGGATTCAAGACAAAGAAACTAGCTCAAGCTGCAGCCAGAGAGATAGAGGATAATCTGTCCGAAAATATCCTGACAGACAAAGATGTCACGCTCTATGATTTTGTCAAAACGTGGTCCGATGTTTACAAGCGACCACACGTCAAGGATAAGACATGGGAGACTTATACCAAAAACCTCAAACATATCAAGACCTATTTTGGAGATTTGAAAGTAAAGGATATTACTCCCCTTTATTATCAAAAGCGACTCAATGAATTTGGCGAAAAGTACGCCCAAGAAACTCTTGAGAAATTCCACTATCAAATAAAGGGCGCTTTGAAAGTGGCCGTCAGAGAGCAAGTGATCAGCTACAATTTTGCTGAAGATGCCAAAGTCAGATCTCAGATAGAAACCAGGTCAGAAGATAATGATTTTTTAGAAGAGAGTGAGTATAAGGCTCTAATTTCGTCCACACGCTCGAATATTCAATACGTGTCCTATTTTACCCTCTATCTCCTTTCGGTCACTGGTATGCGCTTTTCTGAGGCTCTGGGGCTTACCTGGGACGATATAGACCTCAAACAAGGAATCATTGACATCAACAAGGGATTTGATTACTCAAAGACTCAAGATTTTGGAGATTTGAAAAACGAAAGCTCAAAAAGAAAAATCCCAATCGATAAGATCACGATTGAGACTTTGAAAACTTATAAAAAGAAATACTGGCAAGCAAATATAAAGAATCGAGTCTGTTTTGGTGTTTCAAATTCGGCCTGTAATAAACTTATCAAGAAACTTGTAGGTAGGCCTGTCAGAAACCACAGTCTAAGGCATACTTACGCATCTTACCTGATATTCAAAGGGATAGACATTGTGACCATATCAAAATTACTAGGCCACGAAAGCCCAGATATAACCCTAAAAGTCTACTCGCACCAGATGGAAGCTTTAGCAGATAAAAACTTCGAGCAAATCAAAGAAATATTCCTAACGGCTTAAATTTGGGGCGGATTTGGGGCGAAATACCCACAAAGCCCGATAAAACAATGGTTTTTAATCCGTCTACCGCCTTTCAATACCTGACTTGTCAGGAATCAACCGAATGAAAAG